TCTGCCAGCTGCACTGTGCTTCGATGTCTGCTTTGCCCTTGCCATAGCGCTGGGCAGTACGTTCCCACTTGAATGGGAACAACTTCTCCAGCGCACGGCAAGCGTCCAACTCACCGTTCTTACCCTTCATGCGGGAATTGGTCATGCTCCGTCATCTTCCGCTTGTTCGACTTCCTGATCCGTGACACAACGTGGCGTGATGGGCCCGTACTCTTCGATAGTGTCACGCTGGTGGCGCGTATCTTCGGTTGTCCCATTCTGCCCAGTGGATTTGACAGAACGTGGTGTGGTGTATATCGACTCCATGCGGGCGATTTTCATGCGTAGGGCTTGGATCACAAGCACTTGCTGGAGGATCTGATCTTCGAGGCGTTCTGGCTGTGTCATGCGACTCCCTGCAATCGGTGTAAGACAACCTTGGCGACGTCACGCGCGCCGCCGAGGTTCTCGGTGTGGAACTTCAGTGTGCTGTACGCGTCATTGCCGCTGCGGGCCCAATGCTCCAAGAGGAGCCGCCAGGCGCCCACCGCGTCACGGTCGCTCAGACCGTACGAGATGAGTACGCGCCGGCAGACCGAACAGTGGCTCTTGATGTCCGCTCTCGGGTCACGTTGCTTGATCCGGTTTGCGATGTCATCTTGAACCTCCCACCCGCTCACGGCGGTAGCCGTTTGCTGGTTAGGTGGACTAGTTAAATGGACTAGTTCCGATCCCTGCGTCATCTTGACGCCGATAGATGCATCATCTTGATGCTTCTCCTGCGTCATCTTGATGCTTCGTGATGCATCAACTTGAGGCATCTCCTCGCCTGTCAGGTTGATCCGATAGACCAGCGCCTTGCCGCGGCTACTAGTTGTCAAGACGCCACTTACACGTAGTTGATCCAGGGCGCGTTGGCAGGTCGAACGGCTAATGCCGCACTTGGCTGCCAGCACTGCCTGGCGAGGGTAAGCGATGCGTCCGTAGTCGAGAATCGCCAGGAGGACCAATTTCTGGGTACCGTCGAGCGCTCCGCAGCGCCAAACTTCCGATGGTTGTGGACGGGTCAAAACGGCACCTCCTCCTCGACCACCACCTGAATGTCCGTGATGATCACGCCATCCTGCCAGGGCTTTAGGTGCAGAATCACTAACTTGCCGATGATGTCCGCATCAACCGCCGAGAACGAGGTGAACCACTCGACGCCGTTGGCCTCAAGCGCTACGCGCCAGTATTGCTTGCCCGACTTTGCCGTCTTCGGATCAACTCCTGCACAAATGCCTCGTACTTGCTGGCCACCTTTCGGGGCGGGCTTGCCTTCTGCGGGCTTCGACGCCTTGGAGGGCGCAGCGAGTGCCTTGCGAGGCGCGGGTGCGTCCTGAGGCATCGTGCGCTCTTGCTCGGGCATCTCCTCAGCAATGCTGCCCTCGTAGTCGAGCGCTGCAAACGCCCAACCCATGACGCCCTTGAGCGCCCGCCCGGTTGCCCGAGTCTGCGCCATCATCTGCCGTGCAAACTGTGGGCGCGTATTCCACGGGCGCTCGTCGTCGAAGACCGAGCCAATGCCCGAGCCCACAACGACGCCGTTCAACATCACCGTGCAAGTCGCTTCCCAGTATCCAGCCACGCTTTCCGTCGGGTCAACGTGGCGAACGCTGGCAGTGCCTGAGGTGTAGCCGAGCGATGAGGCGATCGCCTGTGCGCCCTGCACGGTGAGGTAGTTGCGTCCTTGGATGACTTGCGTGTACTTGGCGCGGACGATCGGCCCGACGATCCTGCACACTTCCTCGTTGCGCTTGACAATAGCGCCCGGGTTGATGCCTTCCGTGGCAGTTAGTTCGTTCATCGCTTGACCTCCGGCTTGCACGATTCGTGCGACGGGTCAAGCAGCAGCAACATGAACACACCCATCGCGAAACAGCCAATTACTACGTAGAAAAGTTCCATCTTGCGTTCCTCTCAAGAGAACGCACATGAACTGGTGCAGATAAGGATTGGCTGTTATGTTAAATTCAAATACCAGCCATCCCCAACCTGACGTACACCCTCTCAAGTGCGGCCATTTGAGAGTTTATCGGCGAGTGAGCAAATTTGCTTGACTCTTTCCGCGGTTTTTAGAGCAAGTTTGCTTGTGCGCTTTTCTTCATCCTGAGCCACCAATAATCTGCGTACTGCGCGCTCATAACTAAAGCCCACCTTGAAGCGCCAGTCCCACTGCGGGCCCGGGTCGGCCGTGATCGTCCAATTGCCTCGAGGGTCAGAATCCTTGCGGCAAAGCCACCATTCGCCGCGCTGGCGATCCAATTTTTCTATTAAGCCCCGGTGTCTCATGACCGGAAGGTACTTGGTTTACCTTTTAAACCAACTGAGGATCTTTCCTACCCATCCAGGTGTAGCCCTGTTCAGGGCTGCCTGGCGCTTGGCGCACGGCGCGCAAGGCTTTATGCCAACAGCCTTTGTGGCTGCAGCCACGGCATCGCCAATACCTGGTGCCGGCTTCGCGCCGGGAATAATCAGTGTGTCCGACTCCACGGGCTTCCCATCAATGATGTTCCAGTATTTCATGCGATCCTTACCTTGGTGAAATCCCATCCAACACGTTTCATCAAATAAAGAATGCCGTCGCTACACGCGCATTCCGTTTCAGCCGGGTTACACGCTGGCAAGCACGGATCAACCTCCAAGGAGCAGCAGCCCTTATGAAAGAAAATATCAGAGGTGCAAATGCCAGTGCGAATCGGAATGTAATCGCCGGTCTGCATTCGGCACTTGTTTCCCTCGCCGGTGTACACGTCGTTGCAATGCTTAAAGACCACCCATACGTGCCGCTGTTCGTATCGCCATACGCGTCCATCGGCTTCCGCACCAAGCAGCGTGCCTTGGTCCAACATGATTGAATAGACGCCATTTGCGTCTTGGTACACGTTGGCGATATCCGGGCACACTGCGTACGGAACCTTTTCCGGCGCAATACTTACTGCAAAGGTTGCCAAAATCTCAAGGCAGAACATAGATGATCGCTGCGTGTGGCCGTTGGTGCATCCTTGGCCGCACCACAAACCATTACGGCCAATCGTCGACGGCCCAGTACATGGCGCGAACCAGGCGATCCGTCCGTACACCACGCCGTCGTGTGGGTCATTTGTAGCGCTCAAGAGTTGATAGTTAGTCTGGCCTCCGCCGAGACAATCACACGCGCACGGCGTATCAATGATTGACGGATCGCAGCAGACATTTGCACCAACTCCGCACACGCCGCAAGCCTTCCCAAATACTCCGCGGTTCTCTCGCAAAATACTAAAGTTGATCGACGAAGGCGGAACAGTATTTGGTGCAGGACAATTTACCCACCCGACAGTGCTGCTGATGGTCTTGACAACGGAAATCTGGCCGTACGTCAGCGCCGCGTTTCCGTGATCCACCACTTCACTGACCGCAATACATGAGTTCTCCGCGTAGCCGGTCGGACAGAGATATGTGCTGCCGGTCCAATGGCTTGCCCACTGGAATAGTTCTTGCTTGTTGTTGCTCAGTGGATTAACGGGAGTGCAGACCCATGTCGGACTCATACCGCCATCGTTTGGCGATAGCACCGCTTGCGGCGGACAGTCCGCGTAGACAGTTGTTTCCCATCCCGGCCCACCGCGAAGACACCCACTCAGCGCACCAAAGCCCATAGGCGGAGTCTGGTTTGGGCACTTCTCACCGCTGCCAGGGTCGTACCGACTGCACGATGCCGGCCGGCAAGTTAGCTCCAGTTCCACGGAAAAGCCGAGGGGACCAAGTGACGCGCAATCGGCAAGCACTGTGTCGCAGTTGCCCGTCTCACAGTTCGGATCTAAACAACCAATGGCGCAGCAACACCGCTTCCGGCTCATTTGCCGCCCTTACTGCGGCACCAAAAGTATCCTGCCAGGGCACCAATGAGGCCCAAAGTAGTGGCGAAGAAGATTGAGCCGAGGAACGATTCAGCGCTTGCGAGGTTGAGCATTGGAAGCCTTTGTGGGAGTGCGGGTGCGGCGGAATGTTGAGCCGACACTGCACCCGGCAGCGAAGGTCAATGCGATCAGAGCAACCATCCATATCGTGTATTGACTTGTCGTAAGCATCAGCGGCCTCGTGGTATGTAGGTGTAGATCAGTGCTCCGATCACAGCGGCCACCACTGCGATCGACACATACTGGAGCGTTGAGTGGATCGGACTTTGGTCATCACTTACGAACGGTATGGCTTGGTGCACTGCGTTGGCTTGCGCCTCAATGCTGTCGAGCTCGGCGCTGGCGGCCACCAGGTGCGCCCGTGCTACCGCTGCACTTGCTGCGCTAGACGTAGCCGCGTGGCTAATCAGCGCCGTCTGCGAAGCGCAGCCGGTGGTGAGCACCAAGATAATGAACAGTGCGAGGTGAATCATGGGCTTGGTGGTGGTGGTCCTGGTGGTGGCGGTACGAATAGATCGTTTACTCGGTCATACGTGTATTCAGGGCCCGGATAGAAGCCGCGAATACTGCCGTCGAGCTTGCACTCGATCCACTCGCCGCCCAGGGTGTCGCGCACCCATGCGAGAGTCGGCGTAACAACCACGCGTACAACCGTGTCGCTGACGATTTCCGCTGCGTATTTGCTCATGACATCACCAGTGTTCCGGATTCAAGGAAGGTGTGCTGTGTGTATCCACCGGACTGCGTGGTGGTGTTTGTTGTTCCGGTGACCGAGCCGGCTGGCGTGCCGGCATAGCGCACGATGACAATGCCGCTTCCGCCTGCCGCAGCAGCGCCAGAGTCGTTACCACCACCGCCGCCGCCGCCGGTATTTGCAGTGCCAGCAACTGCTGACAAAGAGTTACCGCGTCCACGTCCGCCGCCGCCCGGCCCGCCTAATCCACCGTTTGTAGTGCCAGTAAGCGCGGCACCACCACCGCCGCCGGCGTAATCGTTGCCCGTACCGGCGTACGTTGTTCCGTACCCGCCAGCGCCACCAATCGATCCGGCAAGCGCATTACCGCCAACAGTACTCGCACCACCACCACCGCCGCCGGCGTTGAGGGCCGCACTGCTTCCGCCGGCGTTTCCTTGACCGCTCGTACCTGCGCCTCCCGTGTTGTACGCACCACCACCACCGCCGCTGCCGCCGGGGCGTCCGTTGGCAAATGGTCGCGAGCCGCCGCCGCCGCCGGTTGAGGTCGTGGAGTCGAACACACTGTTAGACCCATCGCTTCCGGAATTGCCAGATACCCATGCAGCACCACCGGCGCCGACTGTCACCGTATATGTAATGGTCGGCGCAAGACTCAGCGATACCACCTGGTAACCACCCGCGCCACCACCGCCGCCGGCGTTGTACGTTTCGCGGCCACCACCACCACCGCCGGCAACTACCAGTACTTCAGCGGTTGTGGTGCCCGTGCCGAAGAGAGCCCGACGCATCATGCTCGTATACATCAGATGGTCTCCGCTGAGGTGCGAAAGCCGATGGTGGCTACGTGCTTGTTAAGTGACGGCGTAGTTGAGTTGTGCAAATGAATCACTAGCGTGCCCCACGAGTTGGATGGGTAGAGGTCGGTAGCGGTCGCGGAAAGCGTCAGGACGAACGTGCCCGATGCGGCAGTGCCAGTCACTGTGCCGGTAGATGCCAGTGCGTAGGAACCCACTGACACGTCGCACCGGACGTTGTAGCCCGTGTAATCGAATGCGGTAGCAGTACCTTCGGTCTGGATCGTCCCGGCAAGCGACCATTCTTCGCCAGGGACAATGACGGTATTTGGGTAATTAAGCGCTAGGTCTACGTTTGGCATTAGGTGCACCTGATTGGGTTTGGTCGATCAAAGTAATACGCAGCTTCGCCCGTCTTTGTGTAACTGACAGTCATAATCACAAGCGCTTCTAAGCCGTCAATTACCCATTCGGTTGAGTAGTACGAACCAACCGGGCCGACTGTTGACGCAGGGCTTGATATGTTCATGCCGTCAATATCTGTGGAACTGGTGTTGAACAACTCGCGCAGGTTGACTGCATCCGTAAATGCATATCCAGTGCCCGTAACTTCTTCATGCCAAGGCGACGCAAACAACAACACGGCCTCTGTGCCTGTGTATGACCATCTGCAACCAGCTGTGATAACGGTTGCCGATTTAATGCGTGCAAGGAACGTGCGCGTGGCAAACGCTTCCGGCATCGATGCGCGGTAAGCCCAATCTATAGCGCCCTGATTCGCCGACAGCGTGTCCGCTGATTCCATGAACGCGTTCATCACGGTACGGTTGGCTTTACCGTACAGACCACTATTAAAGATGGGTCGTTGATTACTCATGTCGCAAAGTTGAATTGCTTACTTGCAAGACTTCTTCCGGGCGTGGCGCACGTATTGACTGCTGGCAACGCTGTCAGGAAAGCGTTGTAGACCGCTTCTGGGAACATGAGTTTCAGATCCTCGCGATCTTGGTACGGTTGATACCAAGCGACCTTACTGCATTGACTGTATGGAAGGCCAAGGAAGGGTGTCGCCGCCGTTGATATGTGATTGGCGCCGCCAGAGTTTGGCGCTGGTCGCTGCTCAAAGAACGACATCCAGTCAAAGAGGAACTTGAACTGCATGATGTAAATCTGATCGTTCACAGGCGAAACGCTGATCCCGTTGCAGAGGATCTGCCCGGCGTCGTAGCCAAGGAACGCGACAGAGTTTCGAGTCCCAAGCCAGCCGCTGAAATACGGGCCAGGCTCTGGCGATATTGCGCCACTTGGCCCAAGCGTGAACGTACGGTCGTAATGGAACTCGCAGATGATTTGCATCTGCTGTACAAACCGATTCGCCGGCTGTCCTTGGACGTCTACCTTTGTTCCGCCAATGTCGCCACCCGCAAGTGCTGGCGGGAACGTGTAAGGCTCTGCAGGGATTGCTGCATCACGTCGCCATATCGGCATCTGCCTCATTGAACTTGTGCGCGTGATCCGCGTCCATGGCTCCGGTACTGTTGAGTTGTATTGAAACTCTTGGATGCTTGACCAATTTGCGGTGACCGTCCAAGTCTTTAGCGCACCTGGCATAACGCGCCAATCGACCGACTCACAAACAAGAAAAGACGCGTTGGCGTCACAACCGGTATACCGCTGCTGCACCTTAGGAATCTTCAACCCACCGACGCCAGTTTCTGAAGCTTCAACAATGATTGCAATGTCTTCAGGAAGAGTTTGTACGTCTTCGGCATTAACAGGAATCCACGATACGAGATATGTCTCGGTCATCGTGAACGGCTGTCCAGGGCTACCAATCTTGTAATGTGGGCCACTCGCGTGACGGACGATTTTTAGCGCTCCCATTAGTCTCCCTTTACCTTTGCAAACATGCCTTGAAGTAGCTCGCCAATCGAATTTAGAACCGGCAAACCGGCTTGACCACCGATGGCGCCCATCACACTAGTTACTGGGTTGGCTGCAGCTTCTTCGACCGCTTTCGGTATGTCAGTCAGCGCACCAAGCGCCATCAGTGTGTTGTTTGCGGCTTCGGTAGCCATCATTTGAGCTTGACTCCAAATTGCGTTCAAAACAATCATGCCCTGCCCAATTGCCTCTGCGTTCTTAAGTGTGCTAGCAGTTTCTTCCGCTAGGGCATCTTGCTTGGCTCGGTCAATTGCTGCCTGTGCCGGGCCCATGGCTTGCCCGATGGCCATGTCGGATTGCAGTTGTGCTTGTGAAAGATTGGCTGCACTGGTCATGGCTTCAGGCGAGAACGTGTGAGCAAGTTTTGACAGATGCTCAGAACGCTCGGAAACAGCCGCGTACAACTGCTGCGCTACTTGAATTATTTTTCCCGCGCCCATCATGCCAGACATCGCGCTACTACTAGCGCTTATCCGATTAATTTTCTCCATAGCACCATTCACGCCGGAGATCAATCCGCTAGTGTCCGCTGTGATGCTTACGGATGCTTTTAAGTCATTCGCCATGGTGCAATCCTGTGCGCTGGCGCGTGTGTGAGCGCGCAAGCAATCGTGATCAGCAGACTCTCAATCCGTTCCTCCGGCGTCGCCTCACTCATCAGCCCGACTGGCATGTCCATTCGAGCTGCTGGAGTCATCCTCCAGATGCGCCTTTCGGCGCTTGAATAGGGCGCTCTTTCATTACCTCCGCAAGGATGGCGTTGCCGATTTCAACGCGCAGATCGGCAGCGGCTACGCCTTCCGCAAGTAACGGCGTACCGTCGGCGCAGCGCACACAGGCAATCCACCAGTACTGTCCACCGCCGGCAATGTCCCGCATCACTGGTCGCCGCACCTGGAGTGGTGGCAATCCTTCGATTTCGGCATCGCGCCAGCCGTCGCCTAGATATTCGGTTCCGATTGGCATTAGGCTTTTGCCTCTGCGAAGTTGAAGTTGATGGTTGCAGCGCCTTGCCCGTCATACGAACGGCTAGCGCTGGTCAACATGCAAGTGATGCTGTACGACGTTCCCGAATTGCCATCAGTCCAACCGACGATGGTTTTGGTGTCCGTTGCCGTATTGATCAGCAAAGTAAGCGCCGTTTCCGCAGCGGTTGTGGACATCGCCGTGCAAGTGATCTTGCGCGTCACACGGCCAGCCATTGCTAGCGTCGTGAGGTCAAGCGTGGTAGTGATGTCGATCTCTTGGCGCGATAGGTCAATGGTCACGTTCTGTACCGGAATAGTTACCGAGTTGATCGTGAGTGTCCCGCCGTAGCCGGCTGTGTATGTCGTTGGCATCGTTTAACTTTCGTCGTGGGTGAGGAATGTCGTGGTAACTACGATAATTCGTTCGGCATCGCCCGTGCCGTCATCGGGCACAGCGTCGAGTGTTCTCATGTTGATATCAACCATCTGGAAGGTGATTGAGGCAGTTGTTACAGTTGTTTTGAACGTGTTGGTAATCAAATCGGCAACCACAAGGGCTTCCGAGACAGTCGCGGCAACGCATGAAAAGTTCACCGACAGCGTGCACATATTCGTAACTTCGTTCGTGGTCTGCGCCCAGATCGCCGAGGTGAACTCGTATACGACAAATGGCAGGGCTTCACCCTGGCGCCGCCAGCGCGGCGAAAGCTCAGCATCGCCGATGCGCGTCTTTAGATAGGCGTACAGCGCTTCCGTAATGGTTTCAAGTGATCTACTTACCGGCACGTAAAGCCTCCTTGCACGCTTGAAGGATGTAGTCGCGCAGTTTGTGGGTAACGTCCGGGATCATGCGCGAAGCAATAGCGCGAGAACGCCACGCTCCCGCGATCTGTTTAGCCGTGGCGCTCTTTCGCGCCTTAGTGCGTCCGGAGCGCTCTGCGACGAACGTAGGCGCTGCATCGCGTGCTGCAGCGAAGACTGCGCGCAGTTTGCCGGCGCGCTCTGCCTTTGGCGCTGCTAGTGCCGCTGGTCGTTTCGCGGCAATGATCGCTTTGTAGTTGCCCTGCTCTGCCTTGGCGTCCTTGCTGAAGTTGGCGTATGCCTTGGATCCCTTGGCGTAGTGCCGGAATCCTGCTTCTAGCAAGTGCCAAATCTTCTGCCGGCCGCCCGCACCGGTGCCGCCACCCTTGCCGTACATGACGCCGACACGACCAGTGATCCCGGCATGTACGCCGCCGCCAGCGCGACGTACATCGATGCGGGTTGCTTTATCGATTGCCCGACGGTGCAGCGGCTTACCTTTGTAACCCGCAGCTACCCAAGTCTGACGAAGTGCAACGCGCACTGGGTCGAGCGCTTTTCGCATCGATCGCTTCATTACGTTCTGTGCGACTTTCGGCCCAAGACGAGCCAACGCGGCGCGGACGTTTCCGTCGCGGAACTGCGTCTTCATCGTGACCTTGGTAGCCGTCATTCGGTTACCTCCGTGGCTTCCATCTCCAGGCGCCGGCGCTTTTGGTCACGGTCAAAGCAAGCGCGGATGTTGAACACGCGCTCGGTGCCGTTGTCCATGTAAAGCAGTCGGCTGTTCGTGGTTACCGCAGGATGCCAGGCGGCCAGGATGCGCCAGTCGGAGCGCGTGTTAACGCCGAGATCGTCTACGACTTCGTTCGTGCGCGCCGAGTCAATGTGGCAAGCAATCTGAGCGACGTTCAGCCATGAGACTGACGCCTGGCCGACGCTGTCGATATTTCGTACGGGATTCTGTACCGTCATCGAAAGCCTCAGCATTCCGGATGGGACGTGCCCAGCCATTATCCGATTCCCTTGCTCATCATGCCGGTGATCCGATCCCAGTAGGTCGAGTCGAGCGCGATGGTGTCATCGCCGCGGCTTGCCACATGGTGTGCCACGCGCTGGAGTAGCGCCATCTCGAGCAGCGGGTTCAGCGCCGCGTTACCCGCTGTTACGGTCAGCGTCACTGGGTAGGTCAAGTTGTCGATGTCCATATCGACGTAGACCAAGCCATTGATTTGGATCTTCGCGCACGTGCCAGTAAGCGGTACCGTCGTGCTATCGCTGTAGGTCACCGTAGTGCCCGCCAGGTCGCCTTGCCGCTCAAGACGGAGGTACAGACCGCCGTAGATCGTGACGGGCGCTGAGGGCACCCACTGCGTCCTGGTGACACTCTCCACGCACCACCCGGTGCGCTCTTCTAGTTCGCGTACTGCGGCTGCCCATGCAATGCCAATGCTCACATCGTCTTCGGTGTGAGGGATCCTCGCCCAACCTCGAAACTTTGCTAGATCTAAAGCCATTGTTCCTCGCTGTAGGTAGGTGGGGCCGAAGCCCCACCCACCTAAAGGATGAGAGGATCATTACGCGATGTTGGACACGCGCAGTTGGACAAGCGCATCGCCGCGGGTGATGTTCGCATTAGCGAACGACATCGCGGTGTACTTCACCTGGCCAGTGGTCGCCAAAGTGATATCGTCGCGAATCATGCCGATTCCTGCCCACTCCCGAATACTGTAGGACTCTCGGATGTCTCCAACCACTGCCATCACGGTCTTGATAGTTGCACTTGCAGTTGCAACGTTCACCGGGATGTAGGGCGTTACGTAAACTGGCAAACCCATTAACTGGAAGGGTGCCGCTGGTGTTATGCCGCTGTCGGCACTTGGCGTAAACAGCGGGACATTATTTACGAGAATTCCAGCAATCGCTGCGTAGACGTCTTGCGGAATGATCCAAGCGCAGGACGGACTATTCCAGTAAGCCGCTGGCAAGATGTCGTATCGCATCTTGGTGAGATTCGCAATCGTCACTGCCGAATCAGAAGTTGCAGCAGTCACCTTCTGTGCCCGCAGGTTCGTGTTGGTCGCAGAAGATGCACCAGTACGAACGCCAGTGGTTGTGGTTGCAGGATCAAAGATGCCCGTTGGCATATTGGTTCCCGTGCCTCCCACGAATGCGAAGGCCTGATTTTTGCTCAGCTTTTTCTGAAGATCCATCATCACTTCGGCTTCCACGTCAAAATTCGCCTGGCGCAACAGCGTCTGCGAAACTTGCGTGGTTGGTGAACACAACTTCGGAGGCATCAGCACTTCGGCGAGTGCCATGTCGTTGGTAACTGCCGTGCCGCCTTCAGCGATCCACGAACCAGTGCCGCCACCGTAGGACGCGCTGGTCTGCGTGTTGTAGCGGAGCGATGGGTAACCAGTGACTCCACCGCGATAATCAGCCAACGAGCGCATGAAATCTTGGCTGTCCAAGTACTTCAGGATCTCTGTCTCGTAAACGGCAGGCACCATGATCGTGCCGGCAGCGGTTGCTGGCGTGGTTGCGGTCGTGAGTGCGCGCACTTCAGGTGCAGCGCCACCCTTGAGCCAACCGATGAACTGGTCGCGGTACTTCTTGGTGTCGCGCTCTTCGCGTCCGAGTTCCATGTCGCGCTTGGCGATGATCTCGACAGCGCTTGAGGATGCGAAACGCTCGCGCATTTGCGCGGAACGGATCTCGGCTTCAACGGTTGCGAGTTCGTTTGCGACTTCATGGCCGCGAGCTTCGATCTCGACGGTCAGGGAATCTTGTGCGAGAATGGAATCGCGCTCTGCGGTGAGCGCCTTACGGCTTTCAAAGAGTTCGGACAGTTTCATGATGGCATCCTTAATCGCAGACGAAGCCGGGCAACGCCCGACAGAAGGGTTCTTGCCTCGACGCTCGTCTGCTGATACGCGCCTTCGGACACTACGGAAATTTCGATCAAACGAACTTGATTGAGCGTGCGTGTGTTGCCGCTCCAAGAATCTGAGATCACGTTGAAGCCAAACGACATTTCAGAAAACACGCCCGCGGCTACAAGCGATCTCGTAGAGCGGGCAAGTTCTGTATCTGGCAAGGTCACTGAAAATGCCAAACCGTGTGCGTCGCTGTTGAGTTCAAGCAGTCCGCTCTTGGTGTTGGCAAGCAGGTCGCGCGAATCGTGACCGACAAGCAGCGAGATGTTGGAGCGGAGCGAGTTGTCGAACGCGCCGCGGGCGACCTTCTCAGTAAATGGCTTGCCGCCATTGAGGCCGCGGACGGTGAGCGGATGGCTCGGAGCGTCGTACACGCTGGCGTAGCCGCCGATCTTTTCGCCTTGCATATTGATCTTGGCGGTACGGATTTCAAGCAATGTCTTCACCTCCATCGATGTTTTCCGTAGCGCCGTCGCCTTGGACGGCGCTCATGCCGCCTGGCATGGACACACTTGGGATGTCGAACTGTTCGCCCTGGATGGGCGGTAGGCCCATTCGCTTGCGCCCGTCGTTCGGTGAGAGGATCCCGGCGAGGACAAGTTTCGATAGCGCCATGCCAGCGTCGCGCATATTGCCGCGAAGCAGAACGTCGGTATCGAGCCTTGCGTGTTCGCCGGGCCCGCAGAGTTTTCGCGTGATCTCCGACTCCCACGCTGTCACCCATTGGGCTAGCGCGCCGTCAACGTAGGCGCGTGCTGTTTCGGATTGTGAGGACAGCGCCCCGCCGCCCTGCTGGTAAAGCATTTCGGGCGGTACGCCGAATGCGCGGGCGATCTCTTGGATTGAGAACCGGCGCGACTCCAAACTGGTGGTCGTTGATTCAGCGCTGATGCGCTCAGCCTTCATGCCCTCGCGCAGGATCAACGGGCGCGATGCACCCTCCGCGGTTGCGTGCATGGTTTGCCAGGCGTCGCGGATGGCTTGAACCGTTTGATCGGACATCGCGCCCGGGTGAGAGATCGAAACCTTGCCGGTGCTACCGGTGCGGATCAGGCTCTTGTGGGCCGCGTCTTGGTCTGCCGCCAGTTCCATGGCGAACCGGCAGGACTCCATTGGCGACATATACCAACTCGGCGAGAGCGGATCCGGATAGCAACCGAGGTGCAACACCTGATCTGCCTTCAACAGATTTCCACCAAGTCGATACTGGACGCCCTCTTCCGTGAGTTCGACCGTCGATGTTCCGCTCGGAAGTGGTTGCAATTCGGCAACTGTGCCTGATGAATCACGGCGAATGAGTGCCAAACCGTTGCCCGAATCGAGGGCGCACGTGGTCATGTAGCGCCGAAACTCGTAGCCCGACTGCCAGCGCGAGGCTTCCCGCGTCATCAACTGCGTGATCGGCGAGTCGACTACTTGGCCCTGCGAGTCAATTACGGAGAACGGAAGCCGCGCCAAGTCCGTGCTGATGAGATTCATCGCACGAACGACAGCGGGTAGATGCTGTGGCGCTGGCGTTGCCAGTGGTTCCGGGCGTGCGTACACAACTACGCCGCTTTTGAAACCGAAGAATCGTGCGAAGATGCTCACTGAGATGCATGGAACAAATTTGCCTCAGCGTGTCAAGCGATTATTTCAGACTTGCCACCTTAACCAATCGGACAAGCGCTGGTGCTGAGTCCGGTTGACTCACGCACCTGGTGATGTTCCATCAGAAGCGCTGCCATGTTGCCGGAGACGATCACGTCCATGTTGCCGGCGCTGCGTCCCTTCACTGGTCGCGTGTTGCCGACGTTGTCGCGGATCAGGCGCACGTTGTTCAGTCCCGACGCAAGTACCGGATCGATTTGGTAGCAAAGTTGCTTGGACTTCAATAGATCGCCCCACAGTTTCCACGCTGGAGCCATCGTTCGGATGCTCTGATCGACCGGAATGATGGGCCAGCCGCGATCTTGCCACCGCTTTATGTCTCGCGCTTGCGCTGGATGCGGGTCTACGCCGATCTTTCGCACGTCGTAGAGCGTCATCAAGTGCTCAATTTCAGCCTCCACAATGCTCATATCCTGCCATTCACCAGGCATTCGGCGCAGATGTCCCGCCTCAATCCACACCTGGAGCGGGTTCTTGCAGCGCTTTTCGTCGAGCGCAATGTCTGTACCGGCCCACCAGCAAACGTTGCGCCCACGAATGATGCCGCCATCGACTACGAAGATCGTCAACGCTGTCATGTCAAGTTGTGTCGAGTAACCACCGCGACTTAGATCTAGTCCGATCACCGCCGGCGCGCCGCGCAAGCGATCCCAATCGCAGTCGACCATCTGCCGCTCAAGTACCGAAAGATCGATGTCGGTCGTTGCAATCTCGTGGTATCTGCACGCTAGCTGCGTCTCAAACTCCGCAATTTGAACCGGATCTCCGGTGTTTAGCATCGTCTGCGCGGCCAGTTGCAACTGCGTCGGGTCGACAATGACGCCCAAACCTGGGTGCGCCTTTGCCCAAACAGCAGGATCGGACGCTTGATCGTCGGCGTCTAGCCCGTAAATCATGGGCCACCAGCCTGCCGGATAGGGCGTTCCGTCAGTGATTGCAGCCTCGCAAGCCTGCCAGTAGCCCCAAATTGGGCGCGTCTTCTGCTCCGGATCGGGCGTTGTGATCGCCAACAGTTGCGACGTGGCGAACTTCGCAAGCCCAGTGAGCAAGCGCCCGAACGCCTTATTCATGCGACTTGTCTCATCGCTCACCGTCAGCCTACTAGTCAAACCGTCGAGGGCGGCATCAGTACATGGCAGCGATACGTAACGGTTGCCACCGTGTCTGACTTTGCCAGGGTGCGCTGGCGTTGAACCACCCGAAACTTTCCAGCCCTGTTCGTCTTTGTCGCTGTTATCAAGCGCCAACGTGCGGCACATGGTCTGCATCCGCTCAAAAGTCTTCTGCGCCAAGCGCCCATCCGGCGCAACGCTTGAGAACTCAAGGCTGGTGCTGGTGTCGCGCATCGCTGCCATGATCATCGACGCCGCGAACTCGGTCTTACCGTTGCCGCGGGCCACCACCAGCAGCAGCGCCTTGGTGGCGGGCGTGTCGGTCTTGACCTTGGCAACTATGCGCCGCCGAGCAAGCAGAATCATCGCAACCATGCACTGCCAGGGCATCCATTCGAGCGGCGTTCCTGCGCCCTCTTCTACGCCCTGGCCGCACCGGCGCGCAAACGCTCGGGCTTCCTCGGCGCGTGGTTCATCCCACCACACCTGGTGCGCGGCCGGCGCTTTACGCTCGGCTAGATAGCGCTTGCACGAATCGACGATGCGCAGATTGGCGACGGCGCTGCCGCTGGAGTCCGGGGACGTCGTCACCAGCCTTACGTTCCGGTCGGGCGCGACCGAGGCTGG